AGTCACTTCGCCTAAGGGCTCGCTCCCCCGCGGGTCGCCCCGGCTCCCCGACCCCCCCGCCTTTAGTAATAACAACACAATAAACACATGAAATACACATAAACACACCGATTCTACCCCAAACTAAACCCTCCCCCCAAGGTAGACCACGGACAAAATTATTAAAAATAACCTATATACTCCAATATAGTATATTCAATCATATACTTTAGAAAAGAAGTTTGTTTATTAAGGAATGTGTTTTCCCGAGGAGATGAAGATATGTTTTGTAGTCTAAAGAACTTAAGGATTAGGACTCATTCAAAACCTCCTAATCATTCTACAAGTAATTCGTTAATAAAATAGCGCAAGAGAGTATATCCTCCCCTCATCCTTTGGGAGTTCGGGGATTACTAAAAAGCTTGTTTTTGGCTTTAAGTTTAACCAAAAGGGAGCTGCGCTCAGTCGGGGGTATGTTAAAAAAGGGGTTTACCGACGATAAAAGAAAAGGGCTAGGGTTGAGATTCCTAAGGGTATATATATTATCACAACATTTAAATACTATTGATTCATAAGAAAGGAATGGTAGAAAAAGAAATACAAAGAATGAAGAGGATAAGATTATTACTAGATAGCATCCCTAAGAAGAAAATTTTAAAGAAAAAATTAACAGCAATATTCTCTTTAGATTATGGAATTTCTGTGAGGACTGTTGATAATTATTTGGAAACATTAATCAACGCGGAGAAGGTTGTGTTTGAAAATAAATTTATTTGGAGAGGAAAATGATTAGTGGAGTAGGAGAAACGCAAGAATACAGAAATGAGAAGTGGGAATTAGCGACAGATTGTCAAAGAGAAAAATATAATCGAGACATGAAAGAATGGGCTTTGAAACATCCTTTTGCGGCGTTGGTGATGGGTGGTGCGAGTAAAGAAGAAATATTGAAAGATGCAAAAGCGAGGTTTTGCAAATCGTAGACTTCAAAAAACAAGGAAGAATCAACCGAGCGAAGGGCGCACGTTTCGAATTGAAACTAAGAAAGAAGATGGAGGAGGAAGGTTGGATTGTTGATAAATGGTCGAATAACATTGATTTGCAAACTGATGAGATTGTTAAGGCGAAGTCGAATAGGTTTTTGAGTAGAAGTTGTGGGTTCCCGGACTTTGTGATGTTTAAGAAATATGTAGTAAATTACGATTTACAATTTGTAGAGTGCAAAGTCAACGGGACACTATCAAAAGAAGAGAAATTGAAGATGAACGCTTTGATAGATAAAGGGTTTGATTGTTACGTTGCATACTTAGAAAATAGAGATGTGATGATAAGGAAGGTTAAGAAATATGTCGATAAAAATAAAACTTGATGATTGGCAAAAGGAGATTATGGCAGAAGAAGAATGCCACATCTTACTAGCCAAAGGGAGAAGGATTGGAGCAACGCATATGTTCGCGCAAAAAGCGGTAGAATGGTTAAGGACACACCACAACCCACACCCAACCTCTCAAATCGTATGCGCATCATTGACAATAGACCAAGCACAACTTCTAATATCCTTCGCAACCGCATATGCACAACAAGAATACCCACAACTCATAGGGAAGGGGAAGAACAAACCAACATTAAATAAATTAGTCTTAGTAGTAAATAAGAATAGAAGAATACTATTGGCGAAACCTGTTGGAGATACGGGGAGAAGTTCGAGGGGATTTGAGGGACAGATATTAATGGTTGATGAAGCACCATTCCAACCCGACCTATTCTTTGAAGCGGCGAAACCAATCCTAGCGACAACGAACGGAAGAATATGGATGTTTGGAACGTTTGACGGACAAGAGGGATATTTTTGGAATAATTATAAGAAAGCGATTATTGACAAAAACCCCAAAGCAAGATTTAAGGTTTGGGAGATGGACACCGAAACAATATCAAGAAAAAGACCGATAAGTGAGAGTTGGACTCAGGAACAACATGATGGATTGATTGAATTTCTAAAAGAAGAAAAAGAGGATATGTCGGAGATGTCATACGCTCAAGAATATCTAGGAATCGCGGGACTAGACAAAAGACAATTCTATAACGACAAGTGGATAGAGAAAGTGTGCCACGTCGACGAGGACCTAAAGATAACAAACGATGGGGATAATTACGGAGGTTTTGATTTGGCAAGAATGGGAGGGGATTATTTCACAGCAGAAATACTTAAGAAAATCAACGATAAAAACCTAACTCAAATCGACCACTACACGAGAAGAATGTTGCTAACAACCGACAACGAAAACCTAATCATTGAATATACGAGAAAACATGATTGTAAGATGTCGGGGATTGACGCGGGTTCAGGAACTCTAGGAGTCTCTGTTTACGACCACCTCCAACTAGTCTCAGATATGAGGGATAGGATTTATGCGATGAACAATAGGGCAATTTCAATCGACCAAGAAGACGGGAAGCAGAGATTGTTTAATGAGGATATGCACGACAACATGAGGGCGATGGGAGAGCGGGGAGAACTACACCTTTACAACCTAGACGACATCAAAGCCTCCTTCCGAAGTGTGAGGTGGGATAAGGTTCAGGATTCGCATGGACTTTGGAAAGTTAAGATTTCTGGAAAGAATACCCATATAGTTGAGGGAATTATGAGGGCTGGGGAGTTGGCTGCAAAAGACAAAGATTTAAAATGCTTCATCATGTCGTTATAGTATGGCTTACACAGCAGTAATCGTTACGGTTGCAGAAATGCAATTCAAAGCAGGAGAAAACAGAGATGCAACCGGTGACGTGGAAGCAAATCATATAATTCTACAAGACGAAGCGATGGGGTATTTATCGGGATTTATACAAGATGATGTTAAAGCAAAATTCTCAGGATATGATTCAACAACAAAATTAATGTTAACAGAGTGGGCGGCTCGTTATGGTGGGATGGGATTAATGATGTTTAACCCATTAGGATATACGGATTTAATCGAAGTTGAAGATATGGCACAAATTCACATTTACAGAATGGAGAAGATTGAGAAGGAATTGAAAGAAGGCGCAGCATTGAAACAAATAGGAGCTAACAAGTAAATGGGAGTTGATGGAATACCAGGCACTCAAGTTTTCAGACAAAGGGATGTTAGAAGGACGGCAGCACCAACACTAACACAAACACAATCTCAAACAATAGTCTCTCCAATCGGGTCAGTAATGGCATGGTTGAAATCTTTCACTAACACTCCTCAAACTCTTCCGGCTGGATTCGTAGAATGTAATGGTCAAGTTCTCAGCGACGGGGATTCTGTTTATAATGGACAGACACTACCTGATCTAAATGGAGATAATCAATTCTTAAGAGGTAATTCTACAAGCGGAGGAACTGGAGGAGCAGAAACAAATAACCTAGCACATACTCATGACGTAAGCGGAACGACAAATTCTACAGGGGCACATGCACATTTTATAATAAGTAAAGAAGCTGGAACGGGCGTTGGTTCGGGAGCAATAGATATTGATAATGCATTTATTGGAGGAGCACCAGAAGACGACGCATTGACAAACTCAACAGGGGCGCATACTCATACTTTCAGCGACACTTCAGATTCGAAACTTTCAGCAGTACAAGAGAACAAGCCACCATTCTATAACATGGTTTGGATAATGCGTATTAAGTAAACATTTAAATAGATATTCTTCGCAAAATAGACATGGTTGGACAGAACGGAACAAGAGACTACAATAATGTACAGACAATGAACGATTTGGATGGGACTTTGGAACTTGTCACAGCTCCTTCTCAAACCCTAGATGTAGCTGGGGACGATGGAGAAACAGTTTGGGATAACAATAGATGGACAGAATATAACGGCTACTACAGAAAGAATCAGGGAGGGACTAAGGCATCAATTACTCAATATGCGGTGTGGATTGCGGGGCGAGGATTCACAGGGGAAGCCTCAGTAATGAAACGTCTTGAGAAAATAAGAGGAAACGGGACGGACACTTTTAAGGGAATTATGAAAAACGCTTTGAGGGTTGCGAAAGTTGGGGGAGACTCCTTCGCGGAAATTATCACAACAAACAACAAACCACCAGAAGCAAACGGAAGAAATCTATTGAACGTAAAACCACTAAATCCAGGGACGACAAGAATAATCGCAAACACGGCAGGGATTACAATTGGTTATCAACAGATGAATGGGAAAGAAACTATTGGGAAGAGATTAGAAACTTGGCAAGTATTCCACTTATCAAACGACAGGGAAGGGAGTGAGATACACGGAATATCAGTCTACGAAGGCTCGACGAAGATGCTTGATAGGATTGAACAATTAGACCAAGACATGAAGGAAGTGTTTCATAGGTTCGTTATGCCTTTCCTAATCTTCAAAGCGAAGACGGATAAGGAAGCAGAGTTGGCGAAACTAACCCTATCACTAACAACAGCAATGAACAAGGGTAAGGGGTTAGTGATTCCAGAGAAAGCACTATCGACGGAAGATTTTAAAATCCCTCAGTTCTCAACATTGAATCCGATTGATTGGAGGAAGGAATGGAAGTCGGAAGCAATCAAGGATTTGGGTATGCCAGAACTTCATCAGGGGAACGCGGGAGATACGAACGAGGCTTCTTCGAAGATGGTGGCGTTCACATTCGAGCAACCGGTGGCGGACGACCAACTAGAACTTGAACAACAGATTTTCCAACAACTTAATCTAAAATTGAAAGCGGTTAAACCTTTGAGTATTGATGATAGTGTTTCGGAGGACGAGGGAAAAGACGGGAACTTATCAGGGGAAAAGAAATCAGAATTAAAAGCAACCACACCAAAGAAGGAAGGGAAGACACCTAGTAACTCCTCGGTGAAGAAGAAATTGTAATGGAAGATTGGATGTATTTAATTAAAGATTTAGGATTTCCAATAGTGATGGTTATTTATTTTATGACAATTAACAACAAAACAATAAAGAGAAATACTGACGCACTAGTAGCTTTAGAGAAAGCAATTTTAATAAAAGAAGGGCGAAGACAAAGTTTATAAAGGAGTGTGTCATAGATTTCTTATGAGTGATGATGGCGACACGCAAACAAATGAGGGTGACACAACAGGAAAAGAAAATACTGTTGTTACTAAGAAACCTGAAGAGAATTCTAACGAGCCTACACCACTTCAAGAGGCTGATAGGATTAACAAAGAAAAAGCGGTATTGTTAGACAGGGAAGAAAAACTTCAAAAGCGTAAGGAAGATTTGGTTGCGATTCAACAGGTAGGGGGTCATACTGTTGGCGGAAAGACGGAAAAGAAGAAAGAATTAACACCAAAAGAATATAGGGCAAAAGTAAACAAAGATTTGGCAGAGGGAAAATACAATTGAAAAAGTAGGAAAAGGGCTTTTTGGAACACCGAAAGAAGCGGTTTATTGGAATCAGATTGAAGAAACAAAAGCACATATTCAACAATGCAAACGCTCAATTAAGAGAGGGCAGAGGGATTTAAAATTATCAGCTAGGGAAGTTCATCAAAAATTTATCAAAGGATGTAAAGAAAATATTAAGGTTAGGAAGTTAGACATTATAATAAAAAAAGAATTTATTGAGTTCTGTGAGTCAAAGATTAAGAGAGTGTAACAACTCGCAAGCCCTCCTGCACTTCGGCGGAGCCTGTTTGCTCAGACATTTAGTAACACCACAGCCCTATTCCCCAACATTGTCCATTATAGAAACATTTAAATAGTTATTCGGTTAAGCGAATAGCATGGCAGGAGAAGCAACATGGGACATCGAAACACATATCCCTATTAATTTTAGTAAAGGTTCTGGATTAATCCCAAAAGGTTCACTATGTAAAATGGCTGGTGCTATGGTTGCTAGTATTGCTGATGGTGATGGGGACGTTGTTGCTGGTATTGCTCAATCTGATGCACTAACAGGAGATTCTAGTGTTGCTATTTTTAGAGGCGGAGTATTCCGTATGTTAGCAGAGGGAACTATTACGGCAGGAGATGCTGTAATTACTGGAATAACTACTGGCTCAGCTAATGCAGTTTTGACTGCTGGTATTAATGCTGAGAATATTTTAGGAACTGCTCTTAATGATGCAACTGATGGCGGACTTGTTATGATTGAATTACTACCAAGGGGGATTAACCTAGCATAATGGCAACAAGTGGAGAGAACGATTTAAGAGGATTGAATATTGATAAGATTTCTAAAGATTTATTTGAGGAAGCACTTATTTTTAAAAATGAAGTGGTTACTCAAAGAACAGGTTCTAGGGAGATTAGATGGTATCAAAAGACTTCGGGATATTTGGTGACTACTGCACCTGCGAAGATTAGCGCTATTGCTTACGGGGCACGACCTTTTGTTCTTCGTCAATCATGGACACGAAACCAATCATTCACTAAGAAATATATGTTGGATTCGGAAGTTATCAATATGGAAGACGAGACGGATTCAGATGTTCAAGTGTTTATGAATAACGCGGAAGACCTTACTGAGGCGGTAGCGAACGACCTGGACGGAGATATTTGGGATGTTGCGACAGAAGACCAAACCCCTGTTCTTATTAATTCTGTAACGACTAAGGCGGCGTGGAACGCAACCTCAGGACAAGACCCCTATCTTGATGTAAGTGCTGCGGAGAGAAAGATTAGGCAACAGACTAAGAAGAAAAATCCTAATATGGTTTTGTATTTGAACGCTTTGAATTATGATTCTTTGAAGGTGTGGTTAGTATCTACGAAGGGGTCAAGTATTCCGGGGTTCTCTAGTCAGCTTGTTAATGATATGACGTTGATTAGTTTCGATGCAAAGAGGATTGTTATTAGTGAAAACGTAACAGCGGACTTCGCACTATTGGCAATCTTGGATAGGTCGGTTATCTACAAAGAATTTACTCCTATGACTACGGACATCATAGGCGGGAAGGGAAGTGATTTGTCAGGAATAGGAAGGAAGATAAGAATTTGGACAAACGGAATTGCTTTGTTAGTGAGACCTGCCTACAACACTCTAATAATAAACACGGACTTGTAAAATGACAAAAGAAAATATAATCAAAATGCACGCGCACTTCTCTAAGATGGCAGATGGTGACTTTACTAGGAGAGACTTTGATACTGAAAGCAAATCAAGTTGCACTATCGAAGGTGAGGAATCGGATGGTGGAAGCATGAATATGGGAAGACTTACGGCTGAAAGAATATCTTTGATTAAATCAACAGCATTAACAAATAAGGCGGAGATGGAGCAGAAAACGATTATTGTTAATAATAAGGAAGTTTTGGCTTATCCTTATTTGGAGAAAGCTGCGAAGAAGGCTGAGGCTAATAGAAAGAAAGCTGAGGAAAAAGCAAGGGAAGAGGAAGAAGAGGAAGAGGAAGAAGAGG